CAGAGTTGATCTTGCGATCTAATCGGCCTGTGGTAAAAGCTGATGTCTTGTATACACGTCGACTAAGTGGTATCTCGGTATGAAGGATACGTGTAATCATAGCATGTATACCATGCCGCGCTTGTTGAATGTAACTAGCTTGAAATGCCTTGCGCAACTTGGGATCTGGAAATAAATCCTCTAGCACCTTCGCGTCTTGTGCCAAAGCAGCCTTTGCAGCCGCTTCTGCGGCGTCTTGTTGACCCTTATTGATAACTGGGACAAGGTCTTGGAACATGGCTTTGATGATTTCACGAATTTCACTTTGCACCAATTTGAATTGGTAACGCTTCGCTCTGTCACCTATATTGATCCTGTCCCATTTTTCAGCAGCCTCCCCTGCGTCATATTGAGCCCTTTGCAATGCTGTTACTATGCGCTCGTCATATAGCTGTTGTATGGATATATACCTAAGCAGCCAATTGACTCTTTGATCACCATTGCTAGGCCACGATTGTGTTTTCGTCAATTAACTCTGCCTCATACTCATTCACCGTTGTACAAGTAACGATGATATGATTAAAATGGTGCCCGTGATTCTCGCACCACCATATAAATTGCCGATCATCATCGCTGGGATATTCTTTACCACCAGGGTGCGAGTGCCAAATAGCTTTGATGCCGCTATCCCCAATATCAATTTCAGCATCGAAACTATCTCCAGGGTGATCTGAACAATTCTCGTATTGCACTATAACATCATGTTCAGATACAATGCCACAAACTTCCAATGGGTGCCCCTCCATTGCAAGGTTTTTCAAATGAATTATTTGCTCACCTGACAAGCTATGACCAACCAGATTGAGCTTCAACATCATTCTATCATCGTGCCTTACGCTTTACGCCTTTTCGAGCAGGCAATGCTTTGTATCTCGCTTTACTAATTTTACCAAGTTCGTGATGCAATCCAGTAGCGTGAGCTTTATCCTTTGCATACTTTCGTAGCTTTGGATTTGCGAAAAACAATCGCAATTGTGCTTTCGACTTGAAAGGCTTATGCTTTACACCCTTTTTGCCTGTAGGCATTATACATCTCCTAAAGCAATCACTGGCCCATTGTAGCCATATCGAACTCATTGCCGTTATTTGGGGCGGCCTCTCCGCCTACTCCATTCAATTCATTGCCCATTGCATTACCGAATAGATCTGGCGGGGCAGCAGATTCAGCAATCTTCTTGGCATCCTCTATTGCCTTGTCAAAATCTACTTGTGTCAAATCCCAACCAAACAACTCATTCAACCTCGCGTACAGCCAATCAACCACAGGCAATACACCAGCACAAGCAGTCCAAAGGTCCACAATCATGGTCAACTCTTGCTGCTTGTTCTTCGGCATTGGATCACCGAAACTAGCTGTAACCGTTACACCATTACGATCCAATGCTTCATAAACAGACAACCAATCAAGCAGGTCATCCAAAAACTCATCCAAGACCTTGTTAATTTGCGGCTGAATCTCCGCCGTATGTGCAAGCAGCGGACCAAATTTCAACTGAAGCGCAATACCGCTTTCAACAGCCTGTACATCTACCATGCCAATAGCAACATCCGGCACACCCATAGCTTGCTGAACATTTTCATCCAAAAGCTTAATATGCTCATGGAATGGGGCCACACTAGTAACGCCACTAACACGACCAAAATTGGCTCCGGTGCCGACTTGTACAACTGCTCCAGGACCAATCTCCCATTCAACTTCATTGCCGTTTTCATCCAAAGGTGGACTAGCATCAGTCCAATATACACCCAATCCTTGCGTAATCAAAGTCAAATCTTCATCAGTAGCACTTTGATTGATTGCATTCAACAAAGATTCTGTACCAGCTAATTCAGATACCCCAAATGTGCTACCAGGCGGTGGATTATTAGCCCAATGGTAAACAGGAATGTTAGTAATTCGAGGATCAAGAATGAATTCCTCTTGAATAGTTTGGATAAATTCCAATTGCGGATTGGCTATGCGATCATCCCATTTAGCAACCCGCCAGAGCGTGAGTTCGGATGTAATGCCGCCTGTAGGCACATTATTTTTGTCCACAACACGACGATATGTTTGCCGACGTGCAATGAACTCATCACTAATTGAACGAGTGTCGACACTATTCCTTGGGTTTTTGATCACATCTACGATATGACATCCCATTTGGTATCCAGTAACTAAATCCTCGATTGGGAAGTAATGCTCTGGCTTAAGTTCATCAACGCAAATCTTTCGCCCTGGTTTCTCCCACGGCACAGCATGGATATGGAGCAAAGAATCACCTTTGATAAGCCCATATCGCTTAAAACTGCCAATTTTGCGTTTAATCTCCTGCTTTACAAACAGATTGTCAAGAACCTTTTCAACAGCGTCAGTGCTGGTTTCATTCAAATCAGGGTCAATCACATAATCGAAATCAATTGCCAGAAAACGATTTATGGCTTCAATCGACTTTTTGGCCGATGGCACATAAATCTCAATTGCATCATCATCTTCCCCACGCAATACAACGCGAATATGTTCAGGCCTGTTGCTATAAAGGTCATTCCATAACTCATACGCTCTGATACGCAATTGATCATCACTGTTTGTGATATTCTTGACGAGCTTAATTAATCCCTGATCATCTTGTTTGATCTGGGATATGGCTGAATCATACTGCCTGGAATCTATAGGCATTTACAAACCAAACTTCCCAAGTACACTCTTTGCTATCTCGGTAAGGTCAATCTTATCTGAAATACCAGGAATGTCAGGATCTTCATTAATAATTCGCGTAAACGTGCCAGTCACCATATCCTGCACACTTTCAGTAATATCAGGAACGCCAGGAAGTTTCTCAAACACTTCTTTCAACATTGTTGCACTAAACGCTGGGAATGTACTAACAATATCTGGCAGCAAACTATCTTTGAGCCTATCCACCTGATCGGCAATAAAATTGCGTATGTCCTCGTTCTTAGACGCTTCAACCAGCAATTTCAATAGAATCTGGACCACTACTGTTTGCATTATCTGTAATCCCTTCTGAACTCTTCATCTTTCCATTCAGGGTAGCCTGATGCCGTAGGTCTCATGGCGCTCAATGGCTTCCGAAATGTTGCTGCACGCTCACGCCTCTTGTTGCTTGCATTTCTATTAACAGATGCCTTGCGAATTCTTGTGCCGCCAGATGGAGTAAGCATACCAGGGCCAAAGCGCCCAACAAAAAAGCGTCCCAATGCTTCCGGGCCATGATCATCCCTCTTGAGCGGTAATTCAAAACGGTCCCTGCTGGTCTCGGCATCTTCTTTGCGCTCGGGATAACGGTACGCCAGCATATCAGCACGTAACCCGGTGCAACTTCTGTCGATCATCAGTTGAGGTCGCCACTTATCTGCATTGCCTTCTGTCAAACCTGTTGCTGCATAGTCTATTCGACCCTTGCGCAATGCTTGCCTGATGAGGTTGATGCGGATATTTAACTCTCCTCCAGTTCCTCCGCTTGCAGTGATCTTAAGACGGTCAGAGAGTGTCTTGCTGGACATCGGGTCTGCAGGATCTGGATAGAATACCCTGAGATCTGGCGGGTTGAGCGGCACGCCATCTCGTGTTCGTCGTCGAATGATTTCATCAGCGAACTGTTCTGCGGTGAGGTTTGGTTGGTAAACCTCTGAGAGGACATTGATTTCACCCCACGGACCAACCTGGACAAGAAGCCATACATTAGGATTGGTGAAGCCATAGTCAACTGCAGCATAAGTTTCCCAGCCTGGGTTGTACTGGAGAGTTCCAACATGATACTCCTCATCATAATCCTTGAACACTTGGCCTACAAACTCAGTGAAATCCGCTGCTACCTCTTGCTTAAACAGCTCTATGGTCAATTCATCTGCTAGAGCAATGATTTCGGAATCAATCTGCAGCCCATTGGTTTTAGCAATGCGTGCAGCACTAGCTGTTGGTGAATCCTCCATCTGCTGCAACAGAAATGCCATGTCAGCATCAGAGGTGTATTCATGCTGAGGCACCTCACTAATTGGCAATATAAGTTGGCCGGAAGCTATACCACGACCAGTTTCTGTATACACATATGGGTTATACCAACTCGGGACACGCAAAGAGAACCAATCTGGATGATATGGATCCTGCCCCATTTCAAATTTGTCATAGAAATGATTTTTGCCTTCAGGCGTACTCGTGTGAAGACTCCATCCTTGATTGTCATTAAGCATTGGGCGTATATGCTTCATCCAAATGCTGGGTTTGGTTTTTGCAGCCTCAACCATCAGCACACCAAACAATGCCTCCCCAACAAGATTGTCTGGGTACTTAGCACTTTGGGTGATGATCAATAGCTGTTCATCCCACAATGAAATAACAGATTGATCTTTACCATCAATAGAGTGATGACTGCCTTTGCCCATTGGGATACCAAGATATTTGATTAAATTCCAAATAACACGGAATTCTTTGTCAGCGGTCACATATTCATCGCCAACAATCCAGAATTCACGGCGCTTGCCTTTCCGCTTCCATTCATCGGCCACAGCCCTAGCACTCAATGCCGGAGGCAGCAACTTGTGCCCACCCAATTCTGATTTGCCTGTTCGCCGCCCAGCGCACCAAACACGATGTCTAGCACGACTTTCAAGCACCATACACTGGCTTTCATGCGGCAACCAATTGACTTTGGGGTGCCGATAGACATCCCATTGCGTCAACAAGCTAGCGTTCATTATTATGCGTCGCTATCAAACATAACTTGTTGTTTTGTATCGCGCACGGCCATTACGATACCTTCAAAAAACCGGTGACAGTAGCTTGCGTTTTGAATCCGCTAGATGCATCTACTGTATCAACTGTATAATCAGCTTCTGCATCAGACCAAGTGTCACCGATAGCGATTACAGCATTGTAACGACCTGTGAGCATGTACGCGCGCTTGCGGTTTAAACCTTCATCATTTGGTGAATACTCAATGCCATCAAAAGCTGTTGTTTTGCTTACTGAAAATTTCTGTACTGCACGATCGGCAGGTGGTGTAAAATCATGTCCCCCACCAGGTTTCAGCACTGGTGTACCCTTGTTGGGTGTCAAAACCACATCAATGCCCTTGAATTGCAACAATATTTCAATCGCTTGGCGAGCAGCTGCCAAGATACCAGGCACTTGCACGATCTCAGGCACTATGCACCAACCTAGAACCAATGTATTTTACATACTTACGCTTGATATCAGTTCGTACTTGTAATTCAGCAGCGTTGTTTATGTATCTATTTGATAGCAAATTAACTTGCCACAAGTCCCATTCCTTGTCCTGTGGCAACGGCAAATTTTGTTGCATCGCACGCAAATACAGGAATCCACCGCTCAATTCCCAAGCATTGAATGGTGTTTTACCTAATGAAATGTGTGGGTTTCTGTGACCTTCTGAGCACACAACCGGTTGTATCAACTTAGGATGTAATTTTGGCACCAAAAGCCCATGTTTCGCAATACTTTCACGATTACGAGTTGGACTGTAGTGGTAGCCGATCATACTTACCCACTGTAATTGTATGGTCCACCGGCTGTTGGGCTACTTGGCACCGGATATGGATTGTTATTTTGGTATCTACGTCGAATTTTACCGAATGTCACTGAGCGCGATGGCAATACATTCAGACCATACTTCAAAATCCATGCATCCCAGTACTGCAACATCTCCATGGCTTGTCGATGCAACTGTGTAACCGGCAGCGTACCACCAGGATCTGGGATATCAAGGTAACCCGCGGTCTGCTGCACACGGTCGTACCAATATGAACGCACCAGACCGACAACAGATCCACTCCAGTTGTCGGTAATTTTCGCGTCATTCCAACCGTTATCAGCTGCGTCAGTAGGCAGCCAATTTGCTTTAATAACTACGAGTAGTTCTGGTGTCAGTACACTCACGTTTGCAACTCTCCTATGCAACCAAGGTGCACAAGCAATTTCGAGTCGACATCATCTTGACAATGCTGCACAATCTCGACGCAAAAGTCTCCATGCTCGATATTCTTGCCACATGCTAGGCACAATAGCCTACCGTCAACATCGAATGGTTGCTGCAACATATTGGCCATTAGTACCCAGCTCGGTTGTATGCCTTCTCAACAGCAGCGTTGTGCACATCGACCTTAGCTTGTGTCATGCCGCTTGCAGAACCACGCTTGCCACCCTCAATCGGCCACTGCAACGGATCATTCGGGCTGTACTTCATGTCCCACAAATCCGGTGCAGGCGTAGGCTTGCGTACCGAGCTAGCGCGGTGCCGCGACTTGCCCACCGTCTGCCCTACAGCGTTCGCGCGCCTGCCCGTAGCTTTCGGTACCATGTTGCCCCATGGGTTTAGCGTACGGCGCACTGGAGCAGGCTTCGCAACTCCGGCACGGCTTTTAGCTCCTGTTTGCTTTCTCGTGTATCCTCTTGCCATCACCTGCTCCTTGTTTTATAGCCAGGGTCACGTCGCTCTTGGCGATTGCTTACATGCTTTTTGGCGCATGTGTCCCAATCCTTTTTGCTGCTCCTACGCTGTTGGCGTGCAATCCTTTTCGCCTCACGAGCAGCAGCGTCGTATGAATCCAATTGCGGCATGCCAGGTGTATACACTGCTCCTGCTATTCCGTACACTTCACCACACTCCTACTGGTGCGACCCGCCCTGGCCACGGGCAGCGCCTTTACGAACATTGGGTTGCACCTTGCCTTTGCTACGCCCAGACCTACCACCACCGGTAGCAGAATTGTCGCCGCCGGTTTTGCGAATAGTCACCTTGCCCGCGCCAGCACGTTGTGTTACGTTGCTAGCGCGCTGGGAATTACTGCCACCGCCCTTACTTTGCCAGACGCCACCGCCCTTGCCGCCTTGGAAAGTTGTTGCCTTACCGCCACTTTGGGCCAAGCTACGTGCGCGCTGGGCGCGCTTGCCTCCACGTGCCATGTTACTTACCTGCCTTTCCTGAGTCGAGAACCAACCTTGCCCTTAACACGCAATTTGCCGCTCTTGTCGTACCGTGAACGACCAGACAAACGGGTCACCGGCGTACCTGGATTTGCCTTTTGGTATGCAACATCTGCCTGATTTGCCTTGCGCGCCACCGTAATTTTGGCTCTCTTGGACTTGCGTGCCCGTTTCGCAGCAGATGCCGCAATGTCAGCAGCACCGTAATTTGGTTTGCTAGCAGCAAACTTTACATTTTGTGCTGCTTTGGTCCCAAATGTTTCACGAGCGTGAACCTTGGCAGCATTGCGAGATATACGTGTTGCGCGCCTGGCAGCTTGCCCACTACCGTGCTGCTTGCGGCGCGCTTCCCTAGCCTTTGCTAGATTTGCCCGACTTGCTGCTGCTTGAGCTGCTGAACGTGCCATTATCCGCGCCTCCCAGCACCTTTACGTATTGCCCCACCAAGGGGACTCGACTTGAGAAATTTGATATACTTGCGTCGACTCGACTGTGCTATCCGCTTATTCTCATAAGCCTCAAATGATTCCGACACGGTTTGTGCCTTGGGGCCGAACTCAGCGATCACTCGTGCCTGACCAGCTTGAGCTGAACCATGACGAATCTTGATGCTAGCCAAAGCTTTTGCGCTACCGTGCCCACGAGCAGCCCTGGCTTTCACCAGATTAGCACGAGAGGCTGCCGCCTGCTTCGCTGAGCGTGCCATTTACTTGCCCTTATTTGGCTTGGCGCGACGGACTTGTAGACCATAGCATGCTGGTTATGCTAGCGTCACGGGCATCCAGGAGCTTCAATTTGTTGTATTGCTTCTCCGTGATGCTTTGGCCATATTGATTTCTGTAACCACCACGCACTTTTCGCGCACGAGCAGACGCTATTGACGCCTTGCGCTGTGCCGCAACCTGTTTCGCTGTCCTAGCCACGAATCTTTCCCTTCAACGCCTTTGAGCTGTTCTTGTTCTTTGGCTTGCCCATGGTCACAGCGGTAACGGCTGGTGTACCAGAACTACCGCTGGTCATGATACCGTATGTGCTGCTAGTGTTTACGGGCGCCTTGGGCTTGCTGCCTTTGCGCACAACAACTTTCGCTGGCGTGTTGAGCACCTTGCGCTTCTCATTGCCCGGCTCTCCGGTACGCACAACACGCTTAGCACGACCACCTGTGGTATATGGTGTATTCTTAGCCATTTTCGTGCTTCTCTCTGCGATCATCCACGGTGACACGAAATACAATACATTGTCCGTTTTTAGGCTTGCCTGGCAATGCAATAGTTTTGCAATTACTGCTGGCAGTAAACACAAACTTATTCACTTATCGTCTCCACTCTGGTGCGTTGGGGTTGTGCGTATGCGCGCCAGGCACATACGGATGGCAAGTTTTATCATGAAACTGGGGCTTGCCCAGACCCTGGGGCGCAATGGAATATGAAATACCATCGATGGTTACATATTCACCACCGGTCATCGCGTGGCGACCATATGCCGTAGCTCTAGGCGCAGGTAGCAACTTATTCATTCGGCGCCTCCTTGGTTTTCGGCATCACCGTGTTTACCTTGGTTCCGCCCCATGTGCCGTACACGTAACCGTCACGCGGGCCACCGATTTGGACCGCCATATGTTCTACTTCAGGGTCATGCGGTTGAGTGACGCACACTAATCCGGTGATAGGGTTGATGTCCCCACAACGACCCAATTGCTGTGCCATCTTGCTCAGGTTTGCGGCACTAACTCGTGCATGTCGACCCACCTGGGCACGCTTGGGGCCCAATGGAATTACATTACTCAACAAACCTCTCCCATCCCAATAGTGCAATGATGAAGCCCAACGACATCCAAACAGGGCCTTTGAGGCCATCCTGCCAATCGGTTAGTGGGTTGATCATCCAATCGAGCACGATTGCAAAACCCAAGAGCATTACCGCAAAGCCAGTCAGCATAGCTGCAATACCAGTAAATTGCCTGCGACGTACATACCGTTTACAGAACGCACACACCGGGCAATTACGGTAACACGAAGACAATACCATCGCGAAACCCTGGACCTGGGCCTACCGGAAATTGGTGTTGCCGTATGGCGCGAATGTCCCTGGGCCACCAGGCATATCGCTGGTACGCACAGGTACGTGCGAAACGTCGATGGCGTGCTGTTTGATGGCCAGCATTGCCGTGTTGTCTACCACTCGGGGGATGGGCTGCAAAGCCTTGCGCCGCACCCTTTGCCACTTGGCCATTGCATATCTCCTTGCGCTAGCACACTTATCGCGATACCGAACTCGTCTGGGTGGCCCGGTGACCAGAGCCAATCGAAGGGATTAACCAAACCCTGGTCACCGGGACCATTAAGAGCAAGCTTGGCGGGCGCGCTCTGACAGTGAGTGAAACGTCCTGTCGAGCCCAAGCTTAACCCATGTAAACACGACGCGCCCGCGCTAGTCACGATCACGCACCCTTTGCCGCAGCTTGCCTTCATCTGGATTGTTTGGGTCCTCAACAAATTCAGCCTCAACGTGCACTTTACTTAGCATAACTCCATTGGCGCGCATAGCAGCTCGCTTCTTCTTAGCGTCATTGATACGCTTCTTAGCAGCGGCACGGAGTCTAGCAACATAATTAGCATCACACTGCTCCCAACGGAATAACATGGAGTTGGTAACATACTGCAACGGTGAATTACTCGCAGGTTTGTCGTAGCTTGGTGCTGGCTCGGCTGGTGTTATGCGCGCAGATTGCGAAACTAACCCATCGGGGTCAGACCCGTCCCAGGTCTGAATGTGTCCTTGCTGTCCCAACCCATGTTCTTGGCCTTGGTCCGATGTTTCCTCAACAACAGAGTCCGTATGCTCGACAACAACTTCCGCATCGATCAATCCTTGCTCAAGCTTTGCTTGCCGCTCACGAGTCGTATTGGCAAAGTCCATGAACATATCTTCCCATGGCGCCTTTGAAACCTGCAACTGAACACGCTCTGGAGTCTTGCCCATAACTTGTTCCTTGACATGCTTTGCCGCTTCCAAGCGATCACGCGGCTCCACGCTGGGATCCAACATAATCTCGACAATGGTGTCGAGCGCAGCATCCATGTTCTGCCGGTATCGCTCTTGAGTGCGCGACTGATGTTCTTGTACCATAGCATCATACAAGTCCCTGGGAATGCTATCCATTGTTTTACCAGCACGCGGAATTCGACCACTCTCATTACGCATTCGACCTGCGCGCAACTCTTCATCATCCATGTCCTGCACCGTAAGCAGACCATTGTTGAACATGTCTTGCCGAGTCATCTTAGCCGCCTTGCGCCTTAGCTTGTCTGCCTCGATGGCTTCATGAAAGAATG